GTAAGGAAGTTGATAACCGATCGTATGAGATCGAATGGCATTTTTTAGGTGTTGGTGGGGGTTCGACTGGTGTGGTGCAGTGAATAACTTCCTTCCAAATTTCACGTTGAACGTCTGGGCACAGCGGATTGGTAGCTTGCAAAAATGCAATGCGTAGGTCGTCTGTGGCCAAACCTGAGATTCCCAGGGGTGTAGTAGAGCGAACAAAAAGGCCGTTGATGGGGATGATGTATTCAGTCATTGTTTGATATTTTGTCACTGCCATGTCCACTTAGGTGCTGCTCACGCTCAATTGAAATTTTCTCAAGCTCGACATCGAGTATGAAACGGTATGGGGCATCCCATAGAGCACATTTCATCCATGTATAAGTACTGGAGATGTAATGAGGACCCATAGAAATAAGAACTTGAATAACAGCTTGGGCATAAATCATTGTTTATTAACTTTAGTAGTCATTTTTTTATATCCTTTAAAAACTCTAATAGTATCGAGAATTGTACCCACAGTCATGAATGTCATTATCGTAACTGCCTTTGTCCCGATAGAAATTGGCATACTATAATCTCTAGTGTCATTTATTTTTATACTATCGTCAATGTGAAAATTAACAACTTCCCCAAGATTTACCTGGGTTGGTACATCCAGATACATGAGCCTTATCATCATTTCCCTTCCACCCAGCATCGGTTTTCTTGTAGAAAAAGCATGTGTTTCTCCAAACGGCGTGAGGGTGTGCGTCTGTGCGATACCCTACACCTAGGTAACCTTTTTCTCTCGCATATGCTCTACACTGAGCTATAGTTTGTTTGGGTCTGCCACGGGGATCTCCGACTCCTCCAGAAGACCAACTGGCTGCTGAGTACCCTTGCAACACATTTCCATTGGGTCGTATTTTCAGTGTATAATATCCTGCCATAGCGACACAAAGACACATAACCAATATAAGCACTATATATAATCTAAAGTTTGATTTTTTGGGAACAATTGCATTGTTTGGAACACGCATGTTTGGAACACGCATGTTTGGAACACGCATGTTTCTATTCATCTTGCTTACTTTTACTGAAGAAAAAAGTATTGTCTTACATCAGAATGTCACTCGACGACATACCAAAAAAAGTTCAGTATGTTGTCGTGGATTCCGAATTCGTGAATGGTACAAATAATACATTTTCCCTAGACCTCACACTTCAATCAAATACACATGTGGAGGATATGAGTAGGGTACTTGGAATCAAATTGGTGGATTTTTACATAACACAAGTTGGTGAAAGTAACGCTAGTGCGAGTACGAATGTAGCCAAGTTTGTAGATATTGTTTGTCCAGAGATTCCAAAAGTTGCACAAATTCTCGATGAGAGACATGGACAGATTTTAGCGAGAGTTCCTTTAGAAAGACATTTTTCTGGGAGTAATGATTTTATCTTAAGGGATAAACAATGGAAACGTTTTCATCAACAAACAAATTACTTCAATCCTATATCGATTAAGAAACTAAACTTCAACATCTTTGAACAACAAGATGATGGAGACTATGTAACTCTTCAACCGGAGGCTAAGTGGTATATGATTCTTGAGATTACCACGGTAAATGTAAAAGAAAAACCACGTGATCGTGAGCTTCAGATTCTATTAGCACTTGATAAACTCATCAAAAAGATTGATTTACTGAACACAAACGTTCAGAAACTTCCAGACAAACCACCATCAGAGAACCCCAAGAAATATTCATTTGGTCTTTTATTCGCACTCCTAGTATCAGCTTTCGGGAGCTTTTTATGGTGGGTGAATAAATCCCCAGTGCCAGCAATTTAAAGAATATTATATATCACTGAAGTATATATGGGTCTAGGGATTTCACATGTGGTGAAATTTACATCCATTGTGGGTAAGAGATTTTTATACATAGGAAGAAAACATGGTAGTAAGGCTATATCAGCCCGTGTATCCCCCTACATTATAGATATTATGAACAATCCAGTGATATCATATGAACATATCCATACTATTTGTAATATGATGGCAGAAACAGAATTACTCGCAGGTGTTATACGCTTCGTTTCTGTAATCCTATCCATCAAAAGATTTTTATAACTCATTCCTCAAACGCTTCGTCACCGTAGAGTTCATCCAAAGTTTCAAGCATTTCTTGTACATCCTTGAGAGCGGATTTTGTAGAACGTAGGTTCCATCCTGCCAACACCTTCATTTTCTTATTGGCAGTCTTGTATTTAACAATCTGTTCTCGTAACTCTTCAATATTTGAATCTTGAATTTTAGGTGTTTCGGGTGTCTTTTCCATGGCGAACCTATGTGGTCGAACTGATGTACCTGTAGAGTGCTGACGCCAATGACGGTCTTTGTTCTTTTTTACTTTGTTTTCAGCCGTGTTATAAATACGTGTCGGTGCGCAAGCGATGGCAATCATGTATTTATAATAGGGTTTTTGACTTTATACCTATTTCATTAATTAAGCGGGTTTGACACCTTTCTTCTTCGGTGCGATAACCTTCTTAGTGGGAGTAGGTGTAGGGGTAGGGGTAGGTGTAGGTGTAGGGGTAGGTGTAGGGGTGGGAGTAGCCTTGACTGAGGTACTAACACCAGCGGGACCAGCGGGACCGATAGAACCGGCGGGGCCTGGGGGACCATGGGGGCCAGTTGGACCTGCTGGACCGGCGGGACCTACTCCTCCCGAACCACCGCCACCAACACCACCATCAACGAGTTTAATGAGAAAGTCATAAAGACGAGTCTTATCGAGGCGAGTACGCTTGAGTTCGTCTTCGAGTTCTTTCCGTAAAGGATTCATAATACTATATATAAAAGAAAGATTATCTTTATACCAAATGATAATCATAGGTCCTCATCTGAAAACTGGGATAGGACAGCATGCTCTGAAATATGTGGAGCTATTTCTACCCAATGGTACTTACCATGAATTGGGTCAAAAATTACCAGAAGTTGACACTGGCCTGATTTTTGTGATTCCCACCCCCGATCAGATTGAATACGTCAAGTATGCGAAAACGAGGGTAAAAAATCTAGCCTGTATGACCGTCTGTGAAACAGAGACAGTGCATGAGGATTATGGTCTTATCATGAAAGAATTCAAAAAAGTTGCTGTACCTAGTGAATTTTGTAAAAAGGTTCTATCTCGACAATTTCCGGAAAATGAGTTTTATGTAATCCATGCACATATTCCCCCCCCACCTGAAAAACCCTATACATTTTACCATATCGGGAACATCATGGACCCTAGAAAGAAGTTTAAGGACATTCTTCAGGCTTTTGTGCGACTGAATGAACCAAATACACGTCTCGTTGTCAAAGCCACAAGTAATCAAGCTGTACAAATTCAGTTTCCACGGGTCGAAGTCATCAATGATATGTTATCTGATGAAGAAATGAATACACTTCATAACACCAGTGATTGTTATGTGAACTTTTCACACTCTGAAGGTGTTGGTATGGGTGCTGTAGAAGCGGCGATGAGAGATAAACCTGTGATTATTACGAATTATGGAGGTGCACCGGAATATATCAAGACACCATACACGATTGACTGTGGACTTCAAGAGTTGGAGAGGGATGATTTCCTCTTCAAAAAAGGTATGGTTTGGGGTGAACCAAACTTTGACCAACTCTTGGAGTTCATGAGACATGCGTACGAAAATCGTGTTCGTCATATGGATCACGAATATACTAAAAATCTAGTTGGGAGGAAGAATGTCTTAGAAGAATTCATCCTGAATGTAATTGGTGAGAAGAACAACGAGACCGGTAATAACAGTACCATGCATAGCTGAATCTTTTTGAGCGAGTAGAGTGAGAATGAGATCGTCTACGAACCGTATACCAGTGGGTTTGGTGATGATACGAGGAACGAGAATGACTATACTGATATAAATTGTCATCGCTATTATAACAGGTCTAAGTGTGTCCTCGTCTAACATCATCTTTACATTAGTCATTGATTTTAATTTTTTTCATATCAATTTTAGTACCCAGTTTTAATGGTTTAGCTTGGTGTTTTTTACAGAAATTTCCACATGAAGCTTTGAACCCACATGGTTTACCTTTCATCGTCAACGCCGAACATGTTTTCTTAGTTGATGTGCGCTGCTCGGATATAATCTCAGGGGATTTATCAATCACGATCACCTTTCGTGAATCCTTCTTATTGGCGTGCTCTTGATATTTATTCTTCATCACCCATGTCGCATTAGCTAGGTGATAACACCGGTCATCTGGTTCATTAAGGCGGAACAACTTCACCGAATCGGTCAGGCACTTGTCCCATACGGCATCACAAATAATTTCCATTTTTAGAACTTACTTTCTTTATTTTTTTTACTGACTTAGGTTATCAAGCTTCACCTCCAATTTCTGCGAGATAAATATCTACTTGTCCCGCAAATTCTGGGCATGTTTCAGTAGTCTTTTTAGTCACCATATCTTGTACATTGATCACATGCTCTTTGAACTTCTTGACGTTTATACCAGTTGTATTATGAATTTGTGATTCTGTTGCTATATCTTTGAGTGCGTATAGGTACGCCGCCGCATAGTTTGCATGGAGAATTGCTATGACTGGTGATTTATCTTGTTGTGCTGCTGTGGCGTATCGAGCAGACTGACGAACAAGTTTTTCTATGGCTTTGTTCATACCTCTTGTTTTATTCTGCATAATCAAGAACAAAACAAAAATTGCTATGATAAAATAGACGTACATCTCTTCTTATCGTAATCAAAGAAAAAATTATACCTAAGTAGTACATAATTAATATATTTGAAGCAGCCTTCGCAGACATGGGTTCATTCGACAAAGAGGACATGAATCGATGTCTAGACGACTGGTATTCCCGAGGAGGAAACATCATTATAGAGGGTGACACCTTGAGAAACCGTTACGTGGGGAACTATAGACGAATGCCCAAGAAACCATGGGCCACGAAGGAATGGGTCGACCAGAGAGACCACAAGTTATACACTCTCATGAAAGACCACTTTAGCCAAGAATTCTGGCAAAAGGTGTGGACCCGTGGTTACCTCTTACCTGACTCGCCCAAGTTTCATAGTCTCCGTGAGTACGACGAACTTCGTCGCGGTAAAAAGTTCAGAGAGAATTGCCAAAAAGTGATAGTACGCCTAAGTTAGAGTTTTGAATTGTAATAAAACCAAGAAAGTATGGAACAACTCAGGAAATACACGTTCGACCACGGGTATACGCTACCAGGTGATTGGAGTGTCAGGATTGTCAAACGTGTAAACGGTGCTACCCGTGGTCAGGTTGATCATTATTATTTCACACCGGGAGGTAGAAAGTTTCGGTCTAAAGTAGAGGTTCTGAAATTTCTCGAGCGATCTGGAACACGTGAAACTGAACACATGGAGACACCTGTTAACGACTATTCATACATTTACATTCTTACGAATCCAGCGTTCAAGGAAAAGTATATTAAAATTGGGATGTGTACCTCAATCGATTCTCGTTTAGGAATTTTAAACTCGGGTGTTTGTGAAAAATTTAAAGTGCATACACTCTTCGAGACTGTATTTACAAATAAAAAGTATGGTAAAATTACCACGTGCTCAAATGTGACAAAACAAATCGAATCGTACTTACATAAACGGTTCAATCACCTTAGGGCGGCCAACGGTGAATTCTTCCTGGTTGACCCAGATGTCGTAAGAGATGAACTCCAGTTCATACATGACAAAGTAGCACCCTATGCCGATCTTGACTGTTCCTTCGGGTCGTCTGCGATATATGAATACATGGCATTGCACATCGAGTTGGCACGTCTACAAAGTGTTGAAGATGGAAACCTAAGTTAGAGATTAGATTGTAATGAAAGTCAAGAACCATGGAAAGCGTCCAAAAGCTCACCCACATAGAACACATTCTCAAGAGACCTGACTCGTATGTCGGCCCAGTTGAATTGGGTACAGAACCCTATTGGACCCTCAACGATGAAAAGTTTGAAAAGACAAACTTGAAGTATTCCCCAGCTCTCTTGAAAATCTTTGATGAAATCCTCGTCAATGCAGTTGACCGCAACTCAATGCACCCCAAGCATGTGACATCCATCTCTGTCGCTATTGACAAAGTCAGTGGTTCAGTAACAATCGAGAACAATGGCCCTATTGGGGGTGTCGGGGTTCGTATGCATGAGAAGGAGGGTATTTGGAATCCCGAATTAACATTCGGACACCTTCTCACGAGTACCAATTATGACGACTCTAAGAAGCGTGTCGTTGGTGGACGCAATGGATATGGTGCTAAGTTGACGAACATATACTCTTCAGACTTTTCTATCATCATCAAGGATCATGAAACTAAACAAACATATTCTCAAAAATGGTCTAACAATATGACTGTATGCGAGTCTCCAAAAATTAAAAAACATTCGGGTACTACATCATCGGTTTCTATTACATTTGTCCCTGATTGGAAAAGGTTTGGAATGACAAAGATGGACTTTACAATCTATAAGATTTTCCAAAAAAGGGTATGGGATGCTAACATTTGTACCACACCAAACTGTAAGGTTAAGTTCAATGCAGATGTTCTCCCCAAACAAAGTTTTGAAATGTATGCTAAAATGCATAGCGGTGTGGGGGATGTGTGCTCGTTTTCCAATGACCGCTGGTCCGTGTGTATCGGCCCCTCAGAGAATGGCCTAGAACAGGTATCTTTCGTGAACGGTATTTGTACGACAAAAGGTGGAACCCATGTAGATCATGTGGCATCACTGGTCGCAGCGGGTATCATTGAAGAGATGGCTAAGAAGATTAAGTTGAAACCTCAACAGGTTAAGAATACTTTCAATATTTTTGTAAAGGCAACCCTCGAGAATCCAGCATTCTCGAGTCAGGTAAAGTCTGAGTGCACCCTAAAATCCCAAGATTTTGGGAGTAAGTTTGACCCACCAAAGAACTTCATCAAAAATGCTCTCAAGACTGGGATCTCTGATGAACTCACGGCCCTTTCCAAATTCAAGGAGATGAAAGAACTCAAGAAGACGGATGGTGCTCGTAAGTCTAAAATCACGGGGATCCCCAAGTTGGATGATGCCAACAAAGCTGGTACGGCACAGTCTTCTAAGTGTACACTCATCGTGACAGAGGGTGATTCAGCTAAAACCCTCGCAGTCGCTGGACTCTCAGTTGTTGGTCGGGACCATTTTGGAGTCTTTCCTCTCCGTGGTAAATGTAAGAATGTCCGTGACACGAGCGTCGCACAACTCACATCGAACCAAGAGTTTAACGATCTCAAAAAGATTTTGGGTCTTCAACAAGGGAAAGAGTATACGAGCGTTTCAGAACTCCGCTACGGGCGCTTGATGATCATGACAGATGCTGATAATGATGGTTCCCATATCAAGGGTCTCATTCTTAATATGATTCACTATTTTTGGCCGTCACTCCTCAAATTCAACTTTGTCGTGAGTATGGTGACACCCATCATCAAGGCGACCAAAGGTTCTGATACGAAATCATTTTACACGGACTCAGCATTCCGAACGTGGTATGGAAATGGTAAAGCTGGTTGGCGCATCAAGTATTATAAGGGTTTGGGTACCTCAACCTCCGCCGAGGCTCGAGAGTATTTCAAGAAAATTCAAGATCTCACTGTAAAGTTTGATGTGGATACGATGACCAACGAGTCTATTATACTGGCTTTCGATAAGAAGAAGGCTGATGCGAGAAAGACATGGCTTCTCGAGAGTACAGCGAAAGATTCAAAAGAACTTGAAGTACCTTATGGACATGTTAAGCAGTTGAGTATCACCGACTTTGTTCACAAAGATCTTGTGAATTTCAGTCTCGCAGACCTGAAGCGTTCTATTGCTCATGTCGCAGATGGACTCAAACCCTCACAGAGGAAAGTGATGTACTCCTGTTTTCAAAAGAATCTCACTGCTGAGATGAAGGTGGCACAACTGGCTGCCTATGTGGCTGAAAAGAGTTCTTATCACCATGGTGAAGTATCCCTCGCAGATACGATTGTTAAGTTGGCGAATGATTACACAGGTTCTAACAATATAAACCTTCTCGAACCATGTGGTCAATTCGGTACACGACTTATGGGTGGTAAAGATGCTTCTCAAACGAGATACATTTTCACACGATTGACTGGTGCAGCTCGACACATATTTGACCCCAGAGATGATGCCATTCTCAATTACCTAGATGATGATGGCCGCTCGATTGAACCAGAATTTTACATGCCCACTTTACCTATGGTTCTGGTGAATGGTACTGAAGGTATTGGCACAGGTTTTAGTTGTTATGTACCCCCATTTAACCCTAAAGACATTCGTGACAATATCATGAATGTACTAAATGGGAAGGAAGTTCAGAAAATGAAACCATGGTTCAGGGGTTTCAAGGGTCGTGTGTTTAATCAAGATAGTACTTGGATGACGGAAGGTGTTTGGAATACAATTGGTAAAACAATCAAGGTGACCGAGTTACCCCCAGGTCGTTGGACTCAAGACTACAAAGAGCACCTAGACACCCTCGTCGAAAAGAAGGTTATCAGCGGGTTTACCAATAACAGTACGACTGAAAATGTTGATTTTGTTATTCAGGAGTATACGGGTAAAGATATCATCAAAGACCTTAAACTCCAAAAGGCGGTTCGCACGACGAACATGCATCTCTTCCACCCAGTGAAAGGAATCCATAAATATGATACACCTGAAATGATTCTGATGGACTTTATTAAATTGAGAAATCAGTACTATATCAAACGCAAAGAACACCTGATTAAGGTTATTGAGGTGAAGGCTAAAATGTGTGACTACAAGTCTCGATTTGTCTCAATGGTGATTAATGGTGACATTATCGTGTTTAGACGCAAAAAGAAGGAACTCGAAGAACAACTTTCACATACATTTCCACTCGTCAATGGGAATCACGACTATCTATTGAACATTAGGACTGTTCAGTACACAGATGAGAGTGTTCGTGAACTTCTCAAAGAATCCGAACAGGCGAAAATGGAACTCAAGATACTTACATCTACAACACCATCCAGTATGTGGAAGAATGATATTAAAAATATATAGACAATAGATAAGTATGGGTGAAGCTGCAAAGATTTCTCTCAAGGCTATTGGAAAGCAAGATACGTATCTTCTTTCCAAAGACCCAGATGATTCACTCTTTAAATACAAAGATATGTTGAGGCATTCGGATTTTAGAAAGTATCATAGAAGTCGAAATGTGGTCAATCCTGGGCAAGTACCTAAATGGCCGTTCGGTCAAACGATCAAGGTTAAATTCAATCCAACAAACATGGGAGATCTTCTAAGTAATATGTGGTTGAGTATCACTATACCCGGTATTACAGATGGTAACTATGCCGATCAATTGGGAAGACATATTCTTAAAAGCGTCACCATGTTTGTAAACGATATAGAAGTTGAAAAGTTACATGATGAATGGGGTATCATCTACGATGATCTTTATTTAGAAATGTCTGAGAAGGTAGCCAATAGAGCACTTGTTAATAGAAACCTCGGCTTTGATAAATCTGTAGGTAATAGTGTTTTTGCTCGCCAAAGTGCAGATTTAGTTATACCTCTACACTTCTTCTTCGCAAGAAAATATGCGAGTGATGAACACGCAACAAATAAACCCAATCGTCCATATTTTCCCATTTGTGCCATTCACAAACAAAATATTACATTTGAACTCGAGTTTCATAACCAAGAATTTTACACGAATACAACAGATACCCTCGAGTTACAATCATTTAATTTAGTAACTGAGGAAATTACGATAAGTGGACAAGAACGACAGTATTTTGCTACTCAGCCGATGACTATGATAAACGATATCGTGAGGAAACATCCAACGGTAGTGAGCGAGCTTAACGTAGATAATATTAAAAATAACCTCGTAGCAGATATCCCGGTAAAATGTTTCCATTGGTTCTTGAGGAACACGAAATTTGAGAATTCCCTAATAAGTGTGGGTGATGCGTCAGCAGAAGAAAATTACTACATGCACAACCGATTTAACTTCTCATCGAGTAGTAACTTTAACGAAACTACCACATTCTTCAACCCTGTCTTAGAGAGTGCACAGTTTTTCATATACGGAAATAAACTTCCTAACATTTCAAATACAACCCATAACTACTTTAAATACTTGGTACCCCACAGGAATAGATTGGGGCGACCAATCAGGAATATATACACGTATAGTTTCGCGATGAATCCAGTAAATGTGGAACCTTCGGGAAACTTGGATTTTAGTAGTATAGAGTCTGATAAAACAGTTTTCGATGTGAAATTAGATACAACTAAAGTTGATATTACAACAGATACATACACACTTCAGATGTATTATACGGGCTATTTAACCTTCAAATTTGAAAATGGATCTATGTCAATTTCTTATTAAAAAGTGAAGTCTTATGACTGCTAATATAGTCAATGATGTTATTCTTGATACACCATTTGATGAAATTCAACTGCGCTAATGTTGTATGAATTTCATGACATGTTCCTGGTACAATATAAGGAAACTTTGCGGACCTACAAAATGGATCAAATAGTTTCTTTGAGTACCCATCTAGACTCGATTTATATGCACAATGCACTGTAAAGAGCTTACCATCCATTGTTGTGTATGTTGTGTTATTTTTCTTTGCGTAATTCGTAATGAACCATTCTAGATTTCTCAAAGAAATCCCGGCTGTTTTATCTAAAATGTTTAAAAGTTTAGTTCTATTCTTTTCTTCGTTATAAAAGTTGTTAATTGATGTTAGTAGAATATCTGTTTTACTCATTATTAAACATTGTATTTATATCTCTAAATACATTTGGGCGAATACATGCTGGACATTCCGGAACGAAAAGTTTATCACTTCCATGTGTATGTGTATTTATACTAGTAATATCCCGGTGTCTAATCTTAACACCTTGTGTGATATGTTTCCCACAATACCCGTCATGAAGACCCTTGTGTGTACAACGGTGACCATTTGACTTTGTCCCTTTACATATCGATCCCGTATAATTTTCGGGTACGTCTCGTAGTAACAAGTCGAGTGGTATACCGTGCTTCTTTGAAATGATTTCAGCATAATCACTTATGATTTCATTGACACGCGCTTTTAATTCTTCGTCAAAAACACCGATAAGTTTATCGTACGAACTCATTGCTTACTTCTATCTTGTTCGTATTTTTTAAATAGGTCTTCAACAGAATTCTGTTTCTCTGTGTTATTTTTCAATCTTGATTTCAAATCGGTTATTTTCCCAGATGTATCTAGGTTTCTTTTTTTACACTCCTCTACGAGTTCATCTTTTTTCATACCACTAAACGTAAGTTCCTTTTTCTTCTTAGGTGGTGCATGTTGATTAATAATTTCACCAAAGATTTCTTCTTTTACACTTTCAAACAATGGATCAAGTAAATCACAAACAGGATTCAAAAATTTATTGACAAAGTAATAGTGATAATCTACGGGTATATCATTTTCTTCGACGTATTTCGGATCTTCAGATTTTTCGAAGGCTCGTGCCTTTGGATCACCTGTTTTAGTGAGTAAATAAGGTACCCTATCACCTGATTGTGGTTCTGAACCAGGTTTCCTATCTCTCATCTTATTGACAACCTGTACATGGGCTTGATTGATGTAAATACTATCGGAACTCGTTATAGAAACATTCTGTCCCTTCACCTTATAAGAATCTGAGAGACCTTGGCTTAGAACTAGTTTATCATTTGGTATATCACCAGACAGGAGTTCTATAGCGCGTTCTCTCGCAAGTTCGAGAGGTGGTCCAGGATCACTCGATGTGAGAATTACATCTAATAACTCCTTACAAACCTCCCTCACATGAGGTGTATTATCTCTACGAACAACTTGGAGACCCTTAATATCTATGTAATCCATATGCATATTACCATCCTTGCCTTGTGTCCATAATTTGGCGGCGTACCTTTTCTTAGAGTACAGGAAATAAGGCCAATACACCTTCTCAAGTTCCAGGTTATTGGGCTTCTTGAAGAGGGCGCTACATTCCTCAGCTGCCTTTTCACCAATTTCCCAACTGTACTTTACAGCCTCCTCACCAGTTCGGTCACCCACATCAAATTCAATCATCACTGAATCTGTGTCTCCGTATCTCACTTTCGCACCTGGGAAGTTCGCCTCTACATAAGTCTTCGTTTCCTCAATCATTTCACGCCCTCTGCATGTCGTCGTAGAAGCGATCGGTACACACGGGAGAATACCTTTACCTGCACCTGTAAATCCGTACACAGAGTTCATAGATATTTTATAGGCTAACTGTTTACCGTTATACACTTCTTTCATAGCACCCGTCGCAGCCGCCATATCTTTCTTAGCTTTTTTACGAAACTGTTTGAGCTCAAATAAGATGGCAGGTAAAAGACTCGGGACGTCTTGTGCGAATTTATAGGTTCTATCACCTATATTAAATGTCTCGTAGGTCACCCCAGGTATATTCCCATATTCCCTTTCGTTCATAACATATGAAGAGTAACAGAGATTGTGTGCCATCATGATCGACGGATACAGTGCTTCAAAATCTAGGGCTGTAATTGGCGTGTAGTACGCACCCTTTTGTGCGTCGAGCACCGTCGCCCCCTCATACGGTTCTTCAGGTAACTGCCCGTATCGAATCGTTGGTACCATGAAGCCAAGCTCTCGCGCTTTCTTTGTCAATTGACTAAAAACTTTGATCTGCTGCCCGCGTTCTACGAGAAAACAAAGGGGTACCCATGTCGCTTTAGCCATCTCTAAGAGATTGAGCAAGATGCACAACTTCTTCATGAGTCGGTGTGGGAGTAATGTATCCTTAATACAATACTCTGCAACTTCACCAAGCTTTTTAGGGTTTTCCTCAGCATATCTAGCAAACATCTCCTTTGGAGACATGTCAATCTTTTGATCACCGAGGTATAGTTTTGACACATTGTTTAAACTATACGAATCGAGTTTGTACCCCTTCTTGACTTCATGGAATAAATCAAAAACAAACCGACCAGACATTGGGAGTAGCTTTAGTGTATTGTCACCCAACGCACTTGAACTCAATTTTTTGATTGAGATTTCACATACCTGATCCTTCAATTTCCCAAGTTTGAAAAAGTTGGGGTTACACCCAACCAAATGAGCACGTGTATGAATATATTGGAAATCGAAGCCGAATACGTTCCATCCAGTTAAAATATCAATATCTTTTTTTTGTACATACGATTGAAAAGCTTCGAGCATCTCTCTTTCAGTATCAAAGCTTATAACATCAGCCCCCTCCGTTTTTTTATAACATAGACAAACCTTTTCGTATGGTTCATCTTCACCAAATTTACAAAGTGAAACGGCAATCTGAAAACATGCGTCACCAATAATATTTGCATTTGGAAATTTACCAGTGGAACTATTACATTCAATATCAAATGATGCGACTACAAATGGGGCAATATCATCTCGTTCAACGGGTTTGAGTGTATTCCATTTATTGCAGTATAGATCAATATCCACATTCGCAAGATATGAACGAATACATTGGTCACCGGTATGTAACCAACCAGTCGATTGGATACCAGTTCGGTGCATCAGGCGAAGTACAGGATCCAGGTTTGATTCATACACTTTCAGTTTTACCATCCCCGAGGAAATAGCTATAGCATTTTTCAAGAAATAATCAACGCGTCTCCTCATCGCTAAATTTACAAAATCAATTTTCATATACGCAAATTCTTGATTATTTTGAAACCCCCAAACATCTTTAGCTTTCATGACTGAATACGATACGAGACATTCAGGGCATTTTCGATTTATGACATCGAATATCTCCTGTGCCGTCTTTTGTGTAGCACCCTTTGGGAATTTAACAAAGAAATACGGGGTAAATGCGGTGGTAACACATACAGATTTACCTTCTTGAGTTTTTCCAAATATACTCACTAAATGTTCATCGTCGATATCCCTCGCTTCCCAAGTCAAGGCCTGAAAAATCACCATCTCTTATGTATATATTGAGCCAAAATTTTAATATCGTTTATTAATAAATGTCAGCGGCTTTAATTGAGCTTGTGTCTGTAGGTGCCCAGGATGTCTACATCACTGGTGATCCTCAGGTTAGCTTTTTTCGTCAAAACTATAAGCGCCATACTAACTTCGCTATGAAGCCTGAACGTATGGATTACATCGGTACCTTCGGTGCCAACAATGAGATTACCATCCCCATCCGTTCGAAGGGTGACCTCATGAGTTACATCTGGATCGAGGATACTAACATCGCCAATATCCAAACCAACTCTAACGGTCTGTTCTCCGCGAATGCGGCGGGTCCTACAGAATTCAGTCTGTGGATCGGTGGTCAGAAGGTGTCTCAACTAGACTCCCTTTTCATTCAAGGTGTACACAACCCCCTTCTCCGTGATTCTGCGGCGAAGGCTTCGTGCGCCGTTACAACTAATAACAAGAAGGCGAACCATGGTGGTGATCACTACATGATTCCCTTCTTCTTCGGTGAAGACTGGACCAAGTGCCTACCTCTCGTGGCGCTTCAGTATCATGACGTCGAGATCAGGATTAAGTGCCGTGACGGTTACACCCCAGCAGGTAGCCCCCAAGTTTGGGGTAACTACATTTACCTGGATACCGATGAGCGTTCCTTTTTCGTGGATAATGAACACGAGATTCTGTTCACCCAGACTCAACACCAATTGGCTAATAGTACTGATACTGAGTTTGATCTCAGCTATTTCAACCACCCCGTCAAGTCTCTTCACCTCGTATCCGGTAAGGCGACTGGAAATGACTGGGACAGTGAATACACATTCGGTAAGTCATCCCTCTACATTAACGGTGTAGCCTTGTTCGAGGAAACTTCCGCTTTGTATCACCACACAGTTGTACCCGAGATGCACAGTACCGATCTCCCCGATGATATCCTCGAGGATCTCCCCACATTCACATGGCCTTTCTGTGTAAACCTAAGCAAGACACAGCCCACCGGTACACTAAACTTTTCCCGAATTGATAACGCTAAGCTCACTGTAACCTCACCCACCGGTGGTAACGGTCTTCACCGCGTGTACGCCGTAAACTATAACGTCCTCCGTATCCAGAAGGGTATGGCTGGTGTGGCTTTTGGCAACTAAGTTAAAAGGTACGAATAAAAATTTATGTAAAATGGTTAAATCTTCCTCACGACCCCGTAAAGCGTCCAAGTTTACAATTGATCTTGGACCTGAAATTGACCGGGTCGTTAAGAAGAAAATCCATAAACGAGATATTAAAATAAAAAAGCAGAGGGTTCTGATTTTAGGGTTGGAGAAGGAACGAGATGAACTTCGAAAAAGAAAAAATGAAGATTTGAAAACAAAAAAACAGAAAATTTTCATTTCAACTTTGGAAAACGAAGTAAAAACTCTCACCATGAAGCTTTCCCATATGGACACTGAATTGAGGCAGTATAAAGTTCGTCGTGTAACCATTTCTAACAAAACGGTAAATAATGCATTCAAGAACTTACGAGATGGTAAATCCCTCTCTAAAATGCAACCCAACACTATGCTATTGATTCAGCAATCGGGGAGGTGGGATGAGGCTAGAAAGATTACCGCACAGATGAAGTTGTGTTAGACCTAAGTTGTTTATTTATTCTTATTCTATATAACAATGGACCTCTATTATTGTAAAGCTTGTAAGAGGACCTATGACGGTCACGCACAGTGCTGTTTCGACATGGAACATGTAAAAGTTATAATCCCCACAGATACTAAATGATTCCAATTGTCTTTATAGGTGGTCTCGCCGCTTTCAGTGCCTATACATACTATGGTCAGAACTTAGTGTTTGCCGAAGAAGCCAGGAGACTCATTAAGGATGGTAAGATCAAAGTAGTCATTGATGTTCGTACCATCAAGGAATATCGCATGGGACATTACCCTAGAGCGCTTCACATCCCTGTTGATAAGATGAATGAAAAGACCACCACGGAACTCCCTAAACGGGGAATACTCGTCTACTGCAACACCGGACAAAGGGCAAGATTTGCAGCAGAGAAATTAGAAAGTCTAGGTTTTAAAGATGTTTATTATATTGCTGGACTTTACAAGAGTTTACTTTAGATGACAATAGTCTCTCTAGTCGTTCCTTTTCTCTCTTCATAAAAATTGTGAGTTCCATGACTTCCCCAGTGAGTTTCACTTTCCCAGTTTGACGCATCCACATTACATGTTCAACCCTAGTGACATCGACACATGACATCTTGGTGGCGGGTGCTTGACTATGATGTATTGCTAGGACCATCGCATCTCTTTTAGTCTCCTTCGGGAGTTGTTCCCCTTCGTGACATACAATAACATGCGCCCCCGAACATCCGGCTACGTGCATCCACCAATATTGTGGACTACTCGAGAGTGTAAGTTCATCATTTTCTTTCGCATTTTGACCAACCTTAATTATCGTACCATCGAGTGATGTGTATTCGAGCATAATTAGTATTATATTTTTTTCCTTATGTAGTATTAATGCACGTCGTATTTCAACCCA